CATGCGACAACCGCACCGAGCGCCTTGGCGTTCATCACATCCTTAATCGTGTCGATGTTCTGATAGCCAGCGGATTCAAGGACTGCGCGGTAAATTTCAGCGCGAGACGCCTCCCGCTCCAACTCCGCAATCCGTGCTTCGGCGGCTGTCAGGGCGTCGGCAAGTCGGTTCACAAAAGACCTGTCTGGCTCGGCAAAGTATTGTTCGCGCGCTTCCCTCACCAGCTCCCCAGCATCGCCCGTAGGCGGGAGGGCGGCGAGGTAGGCGGTGATGATCGCGCGCATACCTTTTTCCAGCCACGGGTTATGGATTTGACTCATAGCAACTTTCACCGCTTCCAACGCCTTCTCATCAATAGTCATCGTGCTATCCTTTCGGCAGTGCTGCGCGGCCCTTGCAGCCTAAACAGAAATCGTCGTGGAATGTGCCGCAACTATGTTCGTTTGGTTGCTCGCAAAATAACTCGACGTAATGTTTCAGCCCCGCTTCCAGCCTTTCGGCGCGGGCGTTGGCGGCATTAGCTTTGTCGAATTGCTCTGCAACAGACAAAGCCGTTGCGTCTGCGAAGTTTTTCAATTTGCGCTCCAACTCCGCAATCCGTGCGGCTTGTGCGGTCAGGGCGTCGGCGGCGCGTTCTCGCTGCCCATCGAAGCAATCGTGGCAAAAAGTTCGGTCTTCATGTCTTTGTCTTAGATCGTGAACCAATTCCCCCACATCGCCCGCAGGCGGGAGGGCCTCTAGGTATGCGGTAATCATTTTGCGCCCGCGACACCTCCAAGTATCCTCTTCGCTGTTGTCAAACAGTTGCTCTATAGCCGCTTCCAACGCATTCTCATCGATCTGTGTCATCGTTCTATCCTTTCGGCAGTGCTGCGCGGGCGCGGCGGATGTGTCCGAACGTCAAATCACAGCCAATCCCACCAAGGGTAAATGAAACGGGCTCATCATCGCCATCGCGAGTATCTCCCGCCTCAGTAACGTCACACATAAAATCGTTCTCGCAGGCTTCTAAAAGCGGTCGCAGCGCCTTTCGCAGCCGCTCGATCTCTTCAAGAGCTTCCTCGCAACGCCCCATGCCGTAGCTGTCAGACACAACGCGCAACCAATCAACAATGTCACTCACGCTCGCCTCCCCTCGTGTACAGGGCCATATTTCGCCTCGATCTGCTCCAGCGTCAAAATGTTGACTGGCGCGAGTGAAATCGGAGCAAGATTAATTTGATAAACCGGAGCAGGCTTCAACCTACGCGCAACCACGTTGAATGACGGTGCAGGTGCTTTGTACTCCTCGCGGCGCTTGGCGCGCAGTCTTGCTTTGTATTCGCGCTTGCATTTGCGGCGCTCGTCTAGATCAACGTGCGGCATCAGATTACTCCCTGTCTTTAGATTTCATCACTGCGGAGATGTTCTCTCAAGCATCTCGCGATTGTCGTAGGCCCAGTTATAAACGTGATGCTCATATGTGATCACGACGGCTTTGGCGGGCCTCGATCTTTTGTCGCGGTGCCTCGTCGAGGCCTTCGATGAATAGATCCGAACGCCTGCGCGCTGCGCTGATGCGCGTGTCTGGCACACGCCTGCGCTTTGCCTGTAGATAGACCCGCTTGGGCAGCGCGCTGCCTCTGCAGCCGGGGTTGGCGCAAAGAACGCAAGGCATGCGGCGGCTACGATAAGGGCTGATCGATTCATATCAATCTCCATTTCAATATAAACGTCCGGGCCATTGCGACCCGGACGCAGACCTGATGATCAGCCCTTCTTAGCCCACGGCGGAGGAGCCTTGCCGTTTGCTGAAGGTTCGGAGGTCTTGTTGGCAGACGACGCCTTTGGCGTGGGTAAAGATCCAGACGAGGACTTGAATCCCTTAATCTCGTTCTGGGCTTCGTACTGACCCTCGGCCTCCTTCACGACGAGCTTGATCTCGACGTTCCCGCCGACGAGCTGGTCTGTGTCGGTGAGCTTCGCGATGCCAAGAGCGCGTAGAAGCTCGCCCAGATCCTTGCGTCCAAGCTCTTGAGCTTTTTCGCTGTCGTTATGCGTGTTCAAGTTGCCAAACACAACGCGGCCCTGATTTGTCGGTCCAGAAATGTTATAGCGGATCTTGAGGTACTTTCCCCTGCCGTTCCTAGTTTTTACCTCTTCAGCGCTGAAGATGTTGGCCGAATACCAGCCAGCCGGGAGAGGCGTGTAATCGTTGCCCTTGGGCATGTCGTCGGTGATGAATGCTTCGTCAAGCTTTGCCATTGTATTAAACCCTTCTAGTTTAGTTTCTGGTGATGATTTAGTTTCTGGTGATGGTGAACGATGGGCGTCCGGGCGTCGTTGTGACAGCGCCCAGAAGAGGCTTTGTGATCCTCTCGTCGGCCCTCTTCCAGACTGTCATGTTGATCTCAGGCTTCCACCTGAGCAGTTGCGAGAGATGTTCTGAAAGCCCCTTCTCAGCTGCGATCTCTTGGATCTTGTCGCTGTCAACCTTTCTCGTCAAACGATTGACGATCTTGACCTCATAGAGGCCGATTGTTCGCGTGTCCGTGCCCTCTTCGGAGGGATCAACAGCAAGAAGCCGAACAAGCTCGTCTTCTATAGCGCGCCTCGTATCTATCGAGGCCTGTTCGGTTTGCTTGGCGTTAATCCACGACTGGGAAAGCTTTTCTAGCCTTGGCCCAAGGGCCGCAGTCACCTTACTGTCGATCACGACGCGCCTCCGATCTTGCTGATGATGACCCCAAGGTCAGGCGCTTCCCATTGATCAAGAAGCCCGGATCGATCCTTGGCGAGCCACAAGCCGTCGCTGTCGCACATCAAAGCGCGTTGCGCTGCGCCCTGATCGTCTTTCTCCACGCGCAGAGCCAGAACCTCGTCAAAAAAGTACGGCAGCTGCTGGGCTATTTTGTTGCCGGGCATCGAAGGCGCGTATGAAATGCGGCCCATCTCATCAGACGCCTTTTCCATCTTGGCGCTCATGTAGACATGCTTGCCGGGCAAGTCGCGGAACGCGCGGATCAGGTCGGTCATTTGCTCTTGCATCGCGCCATAAGCTTGGCGCGGGTCTTTCGCAACCTTCTTCTCAGACGACAGAACAACCTCTGCGATCTCAGACAAGCTGTCGATCGCAATTGACTGATATTGCCCCGCCTCCTCGCTCTCGGAAACCCACTCATAGGCCTCCTGCAGATCCTTCATCGAGCTGATCTCGATGTAGGGAAGGTCAAGGGCCTGCAACGAAAGAAGGCCGCCCTCTGCAGAAAGAATAATCGGGTTCGGGAGCGTGCCTGCAAGGACAGTTTTGCCCGCGCCCGCAGCTCCATATACAAGCAACTTTACGCCGGTCGCGGACATGCCGCTGGTGCGCCTGATGCTGATCGCCATATCTGGCTCCATTTACGCCCCTTCGGGAAATCCGTTCGGGCGACACTTGCAACCTGCCACGAACTCGCGCATCATGCAAGCTCCAAAGTGTGGATATTTGAATATCGCGGTGGGGTCTATGATAGACATTTCGAAGCTAATCCTGCTCTTGCGGGATCTTAACGCAACAACCCTGTCGCGAGAGACGGGCATCCATCCAAACACGATCTACAAGTTGCGCAAGGGCCTCTGTGAGCCCCGCGTCAGCACGATCGTAAAACTCGAGGATTACCTGCGCTCTCGCGGGGTGCGCTTCGATGGTTGACATCACACACCTGTTCCCCGGCGGCTTCACGCCTCCTGAACCCCAGCGCACGGACCCGCCTGAAGTTCAGCTGCGCGATGCGATCGAGAGGGCCGGGATCAACCCGCCCCGCGAGGTCATTCTCGATGGCAAGATCCACAGGTTCGACGCCGACAAGCGCGGCGACAAGGCGAACTGGTATATCGGCTTTCCGGACGGCGTCCCGGCGGGGCGTTTTGGGAACTGGAAATCTGGTCTGGATTCTTCATGGCGCGCAAACGTCGGGCGCGCCCTGACGCAGGTCGAAGAAATGACCCATGCGAGGCGCATGGCGGAGGCGCAGGCCCTTCGGAAGGCGGAGCAGGCCAAGACGCGCGAGGCCGTCGAGGCCAGCGTTGAGGCGATCTGGAGCGGGTGCGCTGTCGCGAGCCCCGACCACCCGTACCTGCAGAAGAAGGGCGTCGGGGCGCACGGCGCGCGCGTCACGGGCGATGGCCGCCTCGTCCTGCCGGTCTATGACGGCGACGGCTATCTTCGGAGCCTGCAGTACATCGACAATGGCGGCGGAAAGCTTTTCCAGACGGGCGCTCAGGCCCGCGACTGCTTCTGGATGCTCGGCACGCTGGACGATCCCGGCGCGGTCTATGTCGCGGAAGGCTTCGCGACGGCGGCCTCGATCCATGAGGCGACCCACAGGCCCTGCTTCATCGCCTTCAGCGCTCACAACATGCCGTCCGTCGCGCTGTCCGTGCGCGAGATGATTGGCGCGGCCCGCGAGCTGGTGGTCGTGGGCGACAACGATGAATCGGGCGTCGGCCAGAAATACGCTCAGGAGGCCGCAACGAAGGCCAGCGCGCGTCTGGTGATCCCGCCTGAGCAAGGCGATGTGAACGATTACGTGGCGGCAGGGCTTGATCTCGGGGCCCTTCTGTCGCCCCCGAAGACGGACTGGATACAGCGTGCCGCAGACTTTGCGTCAGCGCCCGCGCCCATCTCATGGCTCGTCAAACGATGGTTGCAGAGCCAAGCCCTGATCATGGTTCACGGCCCCTCGGGCGGCGGCAAAGCCCAGCCGATGGACGAGCTGGTCCTCACCCCTGACGGGTGGCGAGAGATGGGCCGGATCAAGGCTGGCGACTACGTCATCGGCTCTGCCGGGTTCCCCGTCCTTGTGACTGGCGTTTATCCACAGGGAATTAAGCCTGAGTGGGAAGTTGAGTTTTCGAACGGAGCGCGCGTCCGCTGCTGCGATGAGCATCTCTGGGACGTCCGGAAATCGGACGATGGGCGTCATCAGGTTTTGACGACGGCGGAAATTGCGAAGCGGCCTCATCGCACTTGGTGGAAGGTGCCTCTTTGCAGGCCGGTCAACTATCGATCAAACGGCAACCCACTGCCCCTCGATCCATATCTTCTTGGCGCGCTTATCGGCGATGGCGGAATCACCGATTACGTCGGCTTCTCATCGGTCGATGAAGAGATCATCGAGGAGATTCGCAAAACGCTCCCAGCCGGACACGAGATAAGGAAGAAAAATAACGACTGCGCCTACCAAATCATCGTTCCTCGCGGCCAGCCAAATCACGTATGGACGGCGCTCAGGCTTCTCGATCTGGCTGGCAAAAAAAGCGACCTGAAATTTATTCCAGAAGAGTACATGACGTCATCGCCTATGGACCGTCTTTCCATACTGCAAG